AGTAACATTTCCAAAAATTTCTTTATACTCCTTGGTAGCCATTAAGTTACGAACCTTGCTACCGAACCTTGAAGCAAGTTCAGCGTTGTGTGAAACCTGCATAATTTTTTTCTTTGGATACTTTCCGATATACCAAGCAGGGAATAAATAAGATGCAAATTCTGATTTAGTATGTCTAGGAGGCATATTGATGATGAGCCTCTTAGCATCACCATCTGCTATTTGATGAAAAGCTTCAGCAATAATCTGATGGTGCCCCTTATTCTTTGGGTCCTTCCTGCAAATAAAATCTTCCCACATTGCCTCAACGAAAACTAAAAAATCATCTTGGCATAACTTGATCCACTCTAATTGTTTTTTAAGAATAATATCTTTTATTTCTTCTTCTGTAAGGTTTTCTATATTCATACCGTTTGGGACCCTAGTATATGAATGTATTATGCTTTGTAAACCTCTTTCGCCAAAAAACCTAACCCCAGCAACGCGAACCCTGATGGCGTAAAAATTAAAAGTAGTTTTGTAAATGATATGAGCCTTGTAGTAGGTACAGGCTAGATACACCAATGGCGCGTAGTATAACGCGCCATTGGTAAGTGTTAATTATTCTGTGTTGTGTATAGCTTGGACAAGTGTACTAAACTTTTTAAGTACATTGTCTTTGAACTCATCTACAACAGGGTTGCCAACATTCTCAAGTATATGCTTTTCACATTCGCCCATTAATAGTTGGAACATGATTTCATAGTTGAGTTGTTTTTTCTGTCCATTGTCCACCACCATGTCAGCAAGTGAAGTAGGTGCATTAGAGTTTAACTTTTCACTCAATACATTAGCTATGTTAATCAAATCATTATTGGGCATTTGATACCTCGCCAATAGCCTTATACTCACAATAAGCAATTTGCTTTTGGTGTGCATTCCATAAATCTAAATGTGCTAATTTAAATTTATCTTTGTCAAAAGATTTTCTAACTCTGTTAATCTTTTGAAGACCAAAACTATTTCCATGCTCATCTTGAACAATAATTAAGTTTTGGTTTGTTCTCTCAAATAGATTAACAATGTGTTCTTTCATACTGTCTAACTCTTTGTTAAGTCTATTTGCTTTTAGCTTTAGTGATGCATAAGCTAGGACTACTTTTTTTTCGTCTTGCTTTAGCTTTTTTGCTGTTTGCATTTTTACCTCTTTGTTAAGTTATACAAACTTATGTTTGCTCTATTCTTTTATATCTTATTTCATCTTATGCAATAGTTAATTTAACTTTTTTTTATTTTTTTTATCAATGATATTATTAAGGGTATTAGCATTTATTCTTATTCCTTGTGGTTCAACATCTAGTTGTTTATCTATTACACTAAACATTTTTTTAATCATATTGGTGAACTCGTCCTGCGCCTGCTGTCCAGATTGTTTAGTTTTATCTTTATCAAACTTGCCACCACGAGAACGAGACGAGGCGACAGTAGTCGCCTCGTTAATTTTATCTTTAGCCATTACCAACTACACCAATATTCAACGACTTTCTTTTCGTTGATTGCTTGTTCACAGAACTTCAAGAACTTGATATCTTGTTCCTTGTACTCTTTGACACTCTCCTCTTGAAACTGTTGCCCCCAGAAAAATCCGTCTTCGGCTTTGTAATCTTTAAAACCCTCTTGAATTTGTTCGGCTAACTCTTTGGCGACCTCTTGAGTTATATAGACAGGTGCGTCACAATCAGAATTAAATCCTAAATGTGAAAGCATTCCGTCATGCTCATGGTTTTGATTTTGTTCGTCCCACTTCTTTGCCATGAACTGTTGAAGTCTTGCGTGTTTTCTCCACACGAAAACTTTTGATTGTTCTTCTTGGTCATCATCATAGTATTTATCCCAATCTACTTTATGACCACGAAGGTGTGCGTGTTGGTCTAGTCCCATAACTTTTCTCCTTTGTTGTTAAATGGTTTGAAAGTTTTTCTTTAGATGCTATCTAAAACTTACAAAAAAGATAGTCGCCTTTATCTCTTATCAACTCCCATATATTAATGCAACAATTATCTTTTAGAACCATTCTAAAGTAGAAACCTAACCATTCTTCGTACCACAGCAGTTTCTCCTGCGTAGGTGCCAAACTTCATAGTAATCTATGTGCCACATTATCCATTACTTCAAACGAGACCGAGCTTTACCACACCGAGTTCCCAGCGCCAGTCCTGTAACCAGCAGTGGCTTCTGCGCAGGGACGTCCAGCTCTTGAAACGAGACCGAGATGGGACATCACAGTATGCCAACGAGCGAGAGCATCAGGATCCCCGTGCCAGCTAATGTAAATGTTGGGAACATAAACAGAAGGCACAGGTAAACGACAACGAAGGTCACGCCTCAGCTCCAGCTGCAGGTACCAGTTCGTGCAGCTCCTGGGCCCGAACTTTAACCGCCCACCAAACGAGATCGTTAACCAATGCAGTAAGCGAGGTTGGATCTTGCGATACGTGCTGTAGAAACTCACCGTTCTTCAGGCCAGAGTCATCTGCGTGGTCCTGGACCAGCTGCCATATCTCCTCCTGATGGTTATCGTGAAACGCAGTAGTTTCTGCGTAGTATGTGATACCCGAGACGCCACCTGCGCAGCCGTGCTTAGCAATGTCTGCAATTAAACCTATGTCCTGCTTTTCGTACTCAGCGAGGCATTCCTTGATGCTTGGCATTAGATACCACTCCTTCAGTTCTACAGCTTCTGGATCGTAATGGCGGCATAAGTAATCACTGACATGTGAATGAATAGTTTCGAAATCATTCATCTGTTCGAGATTGTTCCAAATTTTTTGTGGTAGGTCCCCTGGTTGTTTAGCGTACCGATGTTCATCTAGTAACCTCTTCTGCTTTTCTATTAAATGTCTAGGCATCCTTCACCTCTGACTCTTTCCATGTGTTTCCGTTGGCGATGCAGCGCGTGCCCCGGCCACCGGTCAGTGCATATACTTTTCCTTCTTCAGGCTTGTTGGCCTCTTCGACATCGTTGTGTGGTACTGTTTCTTGAATTGATTTTTCTTTGCTCATGTAGCTCTCCTTTGGTTAACGAATGTGGTGCGAACCCAAAGTTTTGGCAGGGTCTTTAATTGCGCAAACCATTTAAGTAATGACTTACCACCAAACACCTATACGCACTTTGTTGTCATGGTAACACATTCGCTTCGTACATATAAGACCTGATGGGATATATGTCAAGAGCTATTTTAGATAGGTTTTTACTTTCTCTTCGTAATAGCTTTGCTTTTCTTTTGGTAATGCCGATACCATTTCCTTCACCAGCTCCTGAAGGGAAGTTACCTGCTGCTGTAGCCCCTTAACCTTATTGTTGTATGAACGAGCTTTGTTCTCCCCTCGAACGAGATCGAGAGCGTCAAAATGTATTGCCATGTTTCTTTTCCTTTCCTAACAAACTTTACCCATTCGGTGTCCTTTGTCAAACAGAACTTTACCAGAGAAGCAGATCCCAGCACCCCCTGAGCTGTAGCTGCAGGGACGTCACCAGTGGCCAGTGAACGAGAACGAGATTTATCCAGAAACGAGAACGAGAAACGAGAGCTTCACCTGCATCCTGAGCTCACCAGCTGCGGATGCGGGACCAGTGTAGTTGGTCATCACATAACGAGCGAGATTTGTCAACGACAAACGAGACCTGAGCTGTATCACCTGCTGCTGGTCCCGTCACCAGGCCACGTTAACAAAGAGGTAAAATGTAACGTGGCCAGGAAACGAGAACGGGAGCTACACCACCTGCTGTTCAGGATCACGCTGCACCAGCTCCTGAAGGAGGTGCTGCTGGACCAGTGGCCATTGATACGGGAACGAGAACGAGGCAAACGAGACGAGGGAACGAGGATCAGTGAACACGGACACCGGTTTGTACAGTTTAAGAGTTCTCTCAGAGAGGGTCTTACCCAAGTTCTCATGAAGTATAAATACAGTTCCACCCGCTTTAACATATCGGTTAATCCAAACAATTTGCCACCGATTTAGTTTAGGAAAATTTGATTTATCAGATTTAAGTTCTATCCAAAATACTCCTTGTTTATGCACACCATGTACATCTGGAATACCATTGATTGAGCTAGATTCTATGCGAGTTAAAAAACATTGGTTAAGTCCAAGCTTTACCTTTTGCCAAAGCCTACTTTCCGGATTTTTTCCTGACATATCTAACTTAACTTTTTTATTTCTTTGATAACTGAATTAGGAATTATAGTTGTGTTGCCGATACTTTCAATATCTTTTCCATTGTCTGAAAATGAGTAATCTCCAAAGATTCTAGTAACACCTTTTGATTGACTTAACAGGTGACCTTTGGTGATGCAGGTGGCTAGATTAGATTTCTTTAATGCATCAAAACTTGTCCAGGCACTATCCGAGACAATATCAAACCATTCTACTGATACCATTGGATATTTATCTATTTCGCTTTTAGTCTTTTTAGGAATTGTTATCTTTTTTCTCATCAATTTTTACCTCTACCACACCAACCGATGTAAGCATCGTGTTATGTGTTTTGTTAAACAGTTTTATAAACTCAGACCAACTAGCTTTCTTCAATAACGTCTGTGACTTCAGCTTCAACTGTCTTGGCGTTGTATCCATCGATTTTTTCGGATAACTCTTTGAGTTTGCTTTCAAGTTCTTCACGTGACATACCCTCCAAACCACTTACTCTGACTTCTCTTTTATCAACGTAAGCACCGGCTAATTGACCAGATCTATATTCAGCATTAATAGCTGCTGCAAATTGTTCTTTCTCCTCTGATTTTTTGGATAGTCTATCTAATCTTTTAAATCTTCTGAGGTTGTCACTTTCATATTTTTTTAATTCTTGTTCAAATCTTTTATCGAAATATTTTGCAACATGAGGACTTGTCTTTCTTGACAATAATTGTGATGCAGTTGATTTAGCACTGTTCTCATCTTTACAATTGTAACCAGCTCTTTGTAAAGCTTCGTGTTGTGTAATAGATCCCCAATCTTGGACTAAAATCTCTACAAACATTTTTTGTTTTGGAGTAAGATCTAAATCAGTTCTTAGCTCTTTCTTTTTTAATCCACCAGGCATGCTATCTTAATCTGTTTCT